ATTCTTTTGTTTTCTGAAGCTTGCTCCTTAATAGAATCTAAATACTCTTTGTTCTCAGCTAAAAACTTTTCTTTATTGAAGATTTCATTCAATTCATCAATTTCAATGGAAGGAGAATATTGATTGTATTCATGAGAACAATTCGGATGAGCTGGTGCACAAAACCACCAATTACTCATAGAACCACGTCCAGCATTACTTTTCCCTGGCCAAACTGCTATGTCTGTAATTTGATCACCCTTGATACGATCTTCACCATCCCATAATCCTGAAGACTTTAATGCTTCTTCTGATTCAAATAATCTTGCTATTTGTTGTTCATATTCAAGACATGCATCACATATAATCGGATTTGATGTTATGCTGGATTTTTGAATTAGAATTTGTTCTTGACTTCTTTCATCTTTCTTTGAAAAATTAATAAAAGATGAGTATATCTCTTCTAGAAGGCAGGAATCAGGAACCGCAGACTTTGGAGCAATCGTTGATTTCAGATAATCGGGAGCGTCACTCGTCCTCTCGAATGCCTTCTTTCTTAACTTAAAAGATGTAATTAACCAAGGATTATATCTTTCGTTTTTCAAAAGTGAGATTACAGCAATAGCTCTTGGATTCTCATGAATAATATCAACTCTATTGGGATCATTTTTATTTGTTTTAGCGATGCCATTTTCAATAATTTTAGGGAGCACTAAAAGGAATTTATTAATGTCATAATTTTCCGATTCTCTTTTTGAAATAATATGACAAAGTCCTGCTTTTTCATTCCCCCAAATTAAGTCTATAGACCCGATATCACTTCGTTGAAAAGCACCAGGCACATAACCTTCTTTAACAATTCTTAGATGTGCGATTGCTTCATAAGGTTTTTTAGAAAAGATGTTAAATTTCTTTCCAAATTTTTCATCAAATTCTCCATTATTTACATTGCTGTCCCCTAACCCACTTACTTGCGAAGCATACAAAGGAAAACCATCTTCAAGAAATCGCACTATTATACCACCTCGACTTCCAGGTTCTAAAACTGATTTTACAATACTTTTTAAATCTTCTTTTTGATCCTTTATAAACTCTAATATATCTCTCATAAATCTCTAATTAGAAAACCCTTTGAAATTTTATATACATAGGAGTATTTGATTTTGATTCTTGAAGCAATTGAATTAACCTTCCATTGTTAGCATTTATCATAACCTCAGTGAAAGCGAACCTTCCCATATCTCTGTTTAGATGATTGGTTATTATTTCTTCGTACTCTCTTTCTTTTTCAAGACGTTGTGATTCTGATAGATTTTCATCGAATAAACCTAGAGCATCTTTAATCATATCATCATCAGGTGATATCATAATTGATCTAATCTCTCCGATAGTAGCGTTTCTTGCTAGTGCCTCGGCGATTTGTTGTCTATACATCCTTGTAACTAAGTCGTAGGACTTCCCAGATCTTTGTCCTAAATCATCATAAACGGCTAACCACTCAGCGCCCTTAGCATTTGCATAAATTAGTTGATAGACTCGATCTTTTGAAAGCCCAGTTGATTTGATTAACTCATCTATATTTTCTAATCCAGGGAAGTTATATTTATTTTCTAGAGTATTGGAAACCTCCGGAAGAGTCATCTGAGCAAGGTCATCAGGATTCTCTCCTTTCCCAAGCATATACTCAGCAATATAACCTAGAATAGTTGATTTATCTCTAGTCTCCTTATATACTTGATTCCAATCCTGATCCAAAAAATCGAAAATCTCTTTATCTACATTACTTAGTTGATTTCGTTTTACTGTTCCTTCAGGAAAATCTATTGATTTAGAATTTCTTCTGTATTTAGAATAATCAAATTCTGGATCATAGATAACATCAAGATAAGGTTGATCAAACTCGATGGGTTCAACCAATTTACCGAAGAATTTAGATCTTATTTTCCCAAAGGCTTTTTGAATTCCAGAGAGAATACTCTTTTCGATAGTTATATCAATGCTGCTTTTTGAATTTCCTAAAATTGTATGTTGAACATTTAGTAAATAATAAGCAAATGCATATTGTAATTCTCTGATGAATCTATAACTTGAGAAAGGAGATTCCCTCTTCATAAAAAAATTGAAACTATTTAAACAATTTTTCTATTGATTAATAGCTGTTCAATCTTGTTGGCAATTGCAGAAAGAAAGGTTTCCATAGGAAGCTGATTCTGGGCGTAGGAGTTAATTGTGTCGTACAATTTTTTCTTATCTTGCTCCGGTAACTTCATAATTGCACTGGATAAAAATTGACCCTTGCTTTCTTTAGTATCTGGAGATTTAAGAACTTCTTCCTTTTTGAATTCTTTTATTGGGGTTTGACTAGCAGCTTCTTCTTTAACATCTTTCTCTGATGAATCTTCAGGTTCATCGGTTTTTCCATCTGGATTTTGGATTGCATCTTCTTCTTTTGTTAATGTATCAGATTCAAGATTTCCATAATTTCTTGGCTCAGCCTCAGAAGTTTTTTGATCTTCATTTTGGATGGTATCTTCATTTTCTTGCATTGGTTAATTCTCCACAAAGTAATTTGATTTAGAGTATCAAATCAAACTTTATCGGTTTTTATATTTTACCTTTTTGTGAAAAATGACGGATCTAATCCCATTTTTTTGAATCTCTCAGATTGAATATCAGAAGCAGTTTTGTTTTCTTTTTCTCTCTCTTGAGCTCTCGCTTTTAGCTTTTCGGGATCCATAGTATTAATGGTTCTCTTTTTCCCTACAACTCTGTTAGCAAAATATCTAAGAGCATCCATTGCGTGATCCAAATCTTTTTTGGGAACCTCTTTTGCATTCTTGCCATCTTTAGGCTCTTCCCAAGAATAAGTTGCACCTTCTTCAATGGTCTTTACGCAACTTCTAAAGATTTTCAATTTTAATCCTTTCTCAGCTGACAATAAAGAGATTACTGATTGAATCCCTGTTGATATATCTTTATCTGCAGCTTGAGTAGGAATCCCACATTCAACCATTGTAGCCCTATCTTCAGCATCATGATCTGAAACTATGAAGCTGTTAGGAATTTTAATTTCTTTGATTTTATCGCAGTGCCATCTTACAGTTTTTTCAGTCTGATAGTGCTCATGAGTTAAGTACCAAGTTTCATTAGATTTGTCATAATGAAACCATAGAAATACAAAAGGATTAGTATATCCAAAGTCAACGGCTCCTGCACAGTCCCAATCTTTGGGAATCTCAAAAGGTTCAACTATACAATTTTCTATCATAGGATAAACTAGACCTTGAACATTTACCCATAGTCCTTTATAGAGTAGGTCTAGTTCGGTACCTGTTAATTCGGAAAGTGTCTCAACATAGTCCTCGGAAAGAAATGGATTATCAAGAGGTGTCCAATTTCTTCGAAAGATGCGTTTCATCTTATTTTCAGAAAGTGCTTCCCCTGTTTCGGGATCTTGTTTAAGGATGAAGTATTTATATATCCAATGAAATTTGTTTCTAGGGTTGCAATCTATCAAGAATTTGTTGATCAATTCTTCACGGATGTATGATAACCTTGTAATGATCTTTTGAAAAGTTTGATAAGATATTTGGGTAGCTTCATTGATAAAAATTGTGTTAAACTCTGTACCCATGATTTTCTCAACACGATCAGAATCATCTAGTCCAGCACCATAGATTTCTGCACCATTCGAGAAGATTAAGATCATATTTTGAGAATCGATCTGGTAATCTCTTCCGTCTTCCATTCCCATTTCGTTTAACATTGCAAGCAATGTTTGTCTCCATACAGAAATCCGTAAATGATTGAGACGATAACGGGCTATTAAATGCCTTGAACCTGGAGAAGCTAAAGCCCTTCCTATAATAATTTTTACTACCAGATAAGTCTTACCTGAACGAGCGCCTCCATCGTAACATATCTGATTAAGAACGATACTTGATATCTCATTCTTGAGAGCATCTATTTGTTTTGGAGAATATATTTTTGATAAATCAACCTCAGATGGAATGAGTGTAGGTTGATCTGATTTAGTTATTCCCCTTTTCTTCCTAGATAAAGCCATACTCCTAATACTATAAATTGGATAGGAGTATCGGATTAGAATATTGGGCTTATTGTTTAGCTAAACTTGCATTAATAATTTTCTCTTTGAATTCAGGTCTCAATCCAGTGTCCATAAGTATTTGAATAATTGGCTGCTTGGTATTCCCGTTATCTGGTTTTTCTCTAATTACTTCAGGTTCACCAATAGAACGAAGTAACTTTGAATAAGCTAGGCTCCAACCTCTAATTAAGGCATTTATCTCTTGATATACCTTTTTATGCCCAACTACTTCACCCTCAGAATTATAAACTGGGATATCATCATATTCAGATTCATCCTTAAGTCTTTTCATACAATTACTGATTATAATCAAAGAATCTTGATGCATTTGATTGAGAACTTTAGCTCTAGTATGTGCTAACTGCTCGATAACTAACTCTTCGGTTCGTTGTTCTATTTCCTTGGAAATGGATTTCCATTTGAACCGAGTTCTAAGTTTTTCAAATTGAGTCTTAGTTATATTGAATTTTTTAATAATCTCATCAATAGAAATGCCAGAAAGGTAAGCAATTTTTATTTCTTCACGAGTCCCTGAGTCTATTCTTTTATTAGGCTTAGCTTTCTTCATATACTTAAATTAAACAAATCTCTCTTATTTGTTCATATAATTCATTTGTCACTTCCCATCTACCAGATTCAAATTCGGCTATATAAGATTGGCTATATCCTATTTTTTGTCCTAATTGAAATTGAGTGAGGCCAGCTTCTACTCTGAGTTTCTTAATCTCCATATTAAGATTCCCTTTCTCAAAATTTTCTCTTTTGAAAAGATCACTTTCAGATGCATCAAAGGCATCCTTAATAACTTTTTTATATGGACCTGGACCAAACTCGTATTCAATTTTTTTACCTGAAACTTTAAGAAGAAAATTGCTATTCCCCATATCAATAATCGATACTTTCAAGCCTTTGAGGTTATTTTTCTCCCATTTCTCTTTTAATTCTTCTATACTAACTGCTTTTGCATTTCCATTTCGGATTTTTGTAAAATCAGATTCTATTGTTTTTTTAGGGATTAATAATCGTTTGGATAGTTCTTGGATTTCTGATCCAAAAACCTTTTTCAAGGAAAAAATCTTAGGAAAAACTTTTCTATAAATTAGTACTCTATCGTTAAATGAAATTTGTCTTCGTCCTACATTTCTGGATATTATATATTCGAGTTCATTATCTACTTTAACTATCTGACAAAGAATAGAAGTTCTTCCTAATAGCTTATAGGCTTTCACTCTATTTTCTCCAGATAGGATCATGTTCCTTTCATTTATTTCTATTGGTTCCTTTAAACCATGAGTCTCAATGTCCTTTGCTAATAATTTAATAAATTCTTCGCTTTTTGCTTTGAATACAGAGTTCTCAGGATGAAAAATTAAATCCTCAATACTAACCTGAATATATTTTTCAGTTAACACCATAAATCAATCCCTTCCATTTAATTTCCCAATCAACATTCTTTTAAGGTTCAATTAAAATTAAATCTACCCCTTCTTCTCCCTTTTTGCATCTAACGAACGTAGCAATGACCGCAGGTATGTCTCGTAACGAGTCGTCCTTGAGGACTCGTCCATGCACAAGAGAGTCAAAAACAGTTGCAACCATCCCATCAATGTCTCTTCTTCGATTATCTGAGACCTGGAAGATGATAAGAAGGATTGCGATATCATTAAGGTAATTTTCGTTAATCTGGCTTTTACTTTTGGATCTGTCCTGACAAATGACTCTTTGGAGTTCCACTTTTTCGCTATCACTTTTGCGTTTTTGAATGAAGGGATATTTTCTCCCAAATTTTGAACTCTTAGAACTGTACATTTCAATTAATTAGCTCCTTATCTCCTCTCCAAGAATCAGCCCAAATAAATTTCAACTCTGCATTTTCCGCACATTTTCGATCTTCTTCTCTATCGCCAATCAACATAGAATTATCCCAATCAATGACAAAACCATGATTATGTAATTCATATTCAATTAATGCAAGCATACCGATATTTGGTTTTCTACACAAAGACTTTCTGTTATACGGAAATACTTTTCCTCCTTCTTGATGCAAGCATGCTTTAATTATATGAAAAGGACTTTTAGTGAAAAGTGAGATCAAGAAATCTAATTCTTGCTCAACTTCAATAGGAGTTTTAAAGCCATGAGAAACTCCTCCTTGATTTGTTATGCCTGCAATTATATATCCATTCTCTCTATATGACCAAATTAACTTTTCTATATTTGGATATAGTTCATAATCTTGTGGATGGACAGCAAATTGCTTTCCCTTAGTTGGTTTTCTGACAGTTCCATCTAGATCTAAAAATAAAATAGGTTTAACTTCTAAATTTTCTATGTGTTGCATTTTAATCATTTTTTCTCCATCCATATAGCCCCAAAAAAAATGAACCTATAAAACTTAAATATATATACCAATCTTTCTTAACCAATTGCACGTGAGTCAAATTATCATAAACAAAAGCGTTCCTAGCCGCATAACAATATAAACATAATGCAATTGAATAAGAAAGAATCTGAATGCAATTTGAATATTTTTTCATTCCTCTAACCTCGATGAATTAATTGAATTATATACTTGAGCAGCCTTAGCTCTCATTGAATCCAAAATTTCCAATCTCTTTAAATACTTTTCAATGCTTAATTCATAAGGCTTCATTTTTTCGATTAATCTACTTCGTTCATTGATATCTTTACTTTTATTAAAATGAGTAGCTAATTCATCTCTCAACTTGAAATCGATGGATTGAAAAAATTGATTAAGATCATTCTGTTCTATATGAATTTCATTAATGAGGTTTTGCCATTTAATAAATAAAACATCACTTTTTTTAGGATAACGATTGTAACAATTTTGATGAATCCACAAGATGATTTCTTCTTTAGAGAATTCATTTAACCAAGATAAATCCGAGACTAAAATTTGACTCATTTCAATCCCTCAATTGTCCATGTTGCAATTTAGCTCTCCTCATCAGTAGTTCTATCTTATCGACTGATGATGATTCAAGTGAGGCGAGTTCTTTTAAATTACTTTTAAATAACGATTGAGGAATTTTAAAAACTAGAGATCTATCTTCGAAGTAGCATAATAAAACCCCTTTAAAATAAGAAGGAGGATTATCCCACTCGCATATAGCTTTTAACTCATCCAAAAATAATCTTTCATTTTTATTACATTTCCTATCTTCAGTAATTATTTCACCTATCTCTGATTTAAGCATATTGTTATCAATAAAACTTAAATTATAGAATTTACAAAGTTCTAAGAATTCTTCATAAGTTTCCCAGCCTCCCGAGTAACCTACACCAGTTGAAACTATAGCAAGAAAGCCATCTTGAGTTCTTTTAATTTGAACACACCTTTCAATTAAATATTTTTCATCTTTGTAGCCATGTTCAACTACATCTAACACCCCTATAATTGTTTGACCTGAGCAAATTAAACTCCAAAGTCTTTCATAATTCTGAGAAAGAAGAATTGCGTAGGATTGTCTTATGGATTCACTTTTGTAATCATTTGATTGTTTTTTCATTTATCACCTTTTACATAAAGTATTTTGCATCGGATGATGGATGGCTCCACAAGATATGCAAGGATCATAATCTACAGGCGGAATAAATTGTATAATATCCTCGCACAGATATCTATT